ATGGATCAGGAGCAGAGACAAAAATAATCCTTGCATATCGTGTAGAAATCCCGTTCCGAAAAAAGTTAATGCAGGACACTATATCGCATCAGGGAAAAGTAAATTCCTTACGTTTCACGAGGACAACGTTCACTTGCAATGTGAATACTGCAATACTTATTTACACGGTAACTTATTAGACTACAGAATTAACTTAATTGAGAAGATAGGAATAGAAAAAGTAGAGTATTTAGAAGAAAATCGACATATTACTAAAAAATATTCACGCTCTGAACTTCTTGCTATTACTGAGAAGTACAAAAAACTTTTAAAATAATTGAAAAAAAGTATATAAAAATTAGTTTAATCGAATAAGTATATATATATTTGGTCTCAGATAACAACAACAACTAAATTAATTATTATGAAAACTTACACAGATTTACTACAGAAAATTGAAAAGATTAAATTAGAGAACGATGATTTAGTAAACTTTAAGGTTCTTTTTACAGAGACTACTATTACAGTAAGAGGTGAATTATTTGATAATGGTAAAAGCGAAGGTTTTTATAATGCAGATGTAGTTGCTTATTTTTATACACCTACAGATAAGGGTTATTTATCTGCTGAATGGAAAAATTCAGAGTTAGGGAATATGGAAAGCGTTGAAGTAAATGAAGAACTTTTTAATTCTTTAATACCTTTTTTACAACCAACACAACCAAAACATTTCATAAGAAAAACAGAAGGTTGGGGTGCTTCGGGTGCTATAGCTAACTTTATCACTAAAACAAGTGGCGATATATATTGCAATAAATAAATAAAAACAAGGGGGTGAGATTCCCCCATAATTTAAAACTATGAGCAAAGAAGAATACTACAACGAATTGCTTTTGTGTAACGGATTTACAGAGGAGCAGATAGAAGAGATGTCAGAAGAAGAAAAGGAGAGTAGATTTAAGTACTCATTCGCAAAACGTTAAATTATAAACAAACAACTATGAACAATTTAGTAAAAAGAGAGTTAGTAAACTACTTAGAGGATTCGATCCAGGATGAAACAATCACAAATGACAACATAGAAGATTGGCATTATCTTTTATTTAATGAGGATTATTGTATCATTGGACATTACGAAGCAGAGATGTGGCTAAAAGAACACGATGTATCTGCTTGGGAAGCAATCCAAACAGTTCAAGAATATCAAATGGATCACTTCGGTAAGGTTGATTTATATCCAAATCCTGAGAATGTAGTAAATATGTTAGTTTATATTTATGGAGATGAGTTATTTGGAGAAGCTAATGCAGACAGTATAGAAGAATTAGAGGAATTTATTAATCAAAACCAATAATTATGGAAAACAAAAAAAGGTTATACGCACCACCACAAGAGTGCTTAGACATTATCAAGGCTGAAATGAAGCTAATTGGTAAGAAAAGTAATAACAGCACAGCAGTAAACGAGGCTGTTATGTTCCTGGCTAAAACAATTGAATTAAAAAAAGCAGGAGAAAGAGCTTACGCTAAAGAACAAGCTAAGTTAAACAAAGAGAAAAAGAAACAATTAAAAAGTAAACCATTAACTATTAAAGCTAAATAATTATGAAACCAGAAACATTCGAATCAATTTTAGAGGACAGAAAACAAAGCATCTATAAAAGCCTTGCTAACTTTCAGCAAGAGTGCAAAGTGATCCATAAAGCAACTAAAGGCTATGGATATAGCTACAGCGATTTACCTACAATATTTGCAGTAATTAATCCATTGTTAAAAGAGAATGGTTTAGGATTCACACAGCTAATAAATGGAAGCAGCATAGAAACTATACTATTTCACGTTGAGACAGGAGAGACTATTAAAAGTATAACAGCTATTCCTGAAGATGTAAGTTTAAAAGGGATGAATCAGTTCCAGGTGTTAGGATCAGCAGTTACGTATATTCGCAGGTATGCATTAAGCTCTATGCTTGGAATAGTTACGGATAAAGATACTGATGCAGCAGGAGAACAACAACCAAAGAACGTAAGCGTTGGATTAAATAACTATGGCAAAGAAAAGAAGACAATTTCAAAAGGTAGATTTCAGAAAGGTATTGATAAGGTGCAAGATGGAGATATAACTAAAGAAGCATTTTTAGATATGCTAGAAGGATTTAAATTGTCAGAAGCACAGGAAGCATTATTAAAACTATTGTAAGATGTCAGAACTAAAAATACGAGCATCGCAATTAGGCAAAATAATGTCAGATGATGCAAAGAATAAGATATCGGATAAGCAGCTCCTCACGTTAGAGGGGTTGCTATCTAAGATAAAGCTAACTGATAAACAAGCAGAGTTGCGAGATGTATTACTCCTAAAGAGAGATGCAAAGCCTGAATTATCAAAGGGAGCTAAGACATACATTAAAGAGCTATGGTTAGAAGATAACTATGGAGTAAAGCAAGAGATAAACAGCAAATACATTGACAAGGGAAATCAAGTAGAAAGCCTAAGTATAAAATTAGCAGAGATAACAACAGATTTAGGAGAGCTTTATAAGAATGAGGAATATTTTGAGAATGATTATTTAAAAGGTAGTCCTGATGTAATAACAGAGAGCCACATTATAGATGTTAAGTCTAGTTGGTCTGCTGCAACATTCCCATTCTTTGACGAGAATCTAACCAATAAGGTTTACGAATGGCAACTAAAAGCTTATATGTGGCTTACAAATATTCATAAATCATACCTTTGCTATTGCTTAGTTCCAACTCCTGAGATATTGATCCAGGATGAAATAAAAAGAGTTTCCTGGAAAAGAGGAGAAATAGAAATAAGTCAAGAGACAGAGGATGAGGTTAGAGATTTCCACAATTTAGAAAAGATTGATATTTGGAATAGGATCAAATCATTTGAAGTAAAGTTATCAGGGAATGATATTAAGAAGATGAAAGAGAAAGTTAAACTAGCTAGGGAATATTATAATACTTTAAAATAATGTATAACGAAAACAGAAAAGTTTGGTATAATAAAGCAGATAATTGGGAGTTAGATTTCATCAATAAGTATGGAGAAAAATATGGTTTGATAATTAACCCATCAAAAGAAATCTCAAAATACGCTCCTGATTTATTTATATTAAAAAGTTCAATTAGTGCAGATTTAAAAATGTTAAATGTTCCTTTTTATAAGTCTGATGAAATTTATAATATTCCTGCTCAATACTGTTGGACATTTAACCCATCTGATTTGTTTGAGTATAGCACAAAATACTCTGATAATTTTGGGATATTTGTTTGGAAGAAATTTAAACAGTCTTTAAAATACAATAAAAATATAAACGAGGAGGAGAGTATTTATTACATTACACTATTTGAATTAAAAAAGCTAATCCAGAAGCAGGGTAAAATACACCATTATATTAGAAGAATGAATGATACTAATGGAAACTCTTATGGAAGTTTTGGAATTGATTTAAGAGAAATGCATAAATTAAAATAAAATGCTTATATTGAGAAAAATTAATAATAAAATAAAAGTAAGTAAGACTATGAATTACAAAATGAAAGGAACTATCACGAAGATAGGAGAGAAGAAAACATTAGATAACGGAGCAGTTGTTTTAAATTATGTAGTAGAGGAAACAAGCGACAACGGATATACTACTCCATACAGCTTTAATATGTATAATAAAGCAGAATACGCAGAACACGTTGACAATTTTATCTCGTATAATAAAGTAGGGGATAATGTAGAGGTAGAGTTTTCTATTAGAGGTAAAGAGTACAACGGAAAAATCTATAATAATTTTAGTCATTGGAGATGTGATAAGGTAGAAGAAGCTGTGCCTGTTACAGATGATGGATCAGGATTACCGTTTTAATAATTAATACATCCCTAGCTTTAATCGGTTAGGGATTTTTGTTTGTTTATATGTTAGAAAAATTAATAGAAGTTTACGAAGGACAAGAGTTACTAAAAGCAGATGGTTTTGATGATGCTGTAATAGGAATAGATGAGAATTCTATGAGATTGATTTATTCAGTAGCTAAATGTATAGAGATACTAAAAGAAGATATGGACACAGAAGAAGCATTAGATTACTTTAGTTATAATGTACATTCAGCTTATGTTGGAGAATTTACTCCAATATGGTGCTGGGATTTTTTTTAAATTATGAATGAAGATTATTTATTGTTTGTTGTAGAGTATAAGGTAAAAGGAGAACTCTTTATAAGGAAGTTTGCTTATGAATCTAAATGCATTGATGCTATGGATGGGTTGCTGTACATTAACACATTAGATGGAGCAGAATTAACTATTAATAGGGAGTTTTTAGAGTATAGGATCGAACGACCATTAAAGGTTGGAGAAATATTTGAATAAACAAATACAACAAAAAGTAGTTAATTAGTATATATGGATTGGTTTAAAATAGTTTCTGAAAGACACGAGGAGTATTTAAAGATAGTAAAATCATTTCCTGAGAACGAAACAAACAATAATGCAGAAGATATAATCCAGGATGCATATATTGAACTGTCAGAACTAGGAACAAAGAAGCATAAGGAAGGAGATAAAAGAATAAACCAAAAGTATAAAGATAAACCTACCTGCGAGAGAGTGCTTACTGAATCAGGGGAGGTTAATATGGTTTATATTTGGATCACTTTAAAAAGGGTTTCAATGAATCACTTAAAGAAAAGAATAAAGAAAAGCGAACACATTATAAGATTAGGAGAGGGTTTTGATATGGCCCACATAGATGGGAGTCAAAACGTAATAGGATATAATAAAGTTCTACAAAGAATAGAAGAGGAAACTATGTCCTGGCATTGGTATGATAGGATGCTGTTTGATACCTACCTGAAAGATGGTAGAAGTATGCGAGGATTAAGTCAGGAAACAGGAATCAGTTTGACTTCAATCTTCACAACTTTAACAAATTGTAAGAAAAGATTAAAATTAAATGTAGGAGAAGATTATACAGATTATTTAAATAAGGATTACGAACTAATAAGATAAGATTATGGCGAAAGCAAAAAAGAAAGTAACTAAAAAGAAAGTTGCTAAAGTAGAAGACAATAAGATGGAAGGTTTAGGTGACTTAGTGGAAAAAGTGACAGAGGCTACAGGAATAAAGAAAGTAGTTAAAGCTGTGTTTGGAGATGACTGTGGTTGCGATGAGCGTAGAGAGAAGTTAAATAAGCTATTGAGTTTTAAAACTAGTGAATGTTTAAACGAAGAGGAGTATAAAGTCCTGGATCTTTATTTCGGAACAAATCCTACGACAATAAAACCAACGGAGTGGATTCAGTTAGCAAAAATAGGTAAAAGAGTATTCAATGTAAGAGTCTCAAACGATATGGGTTGTGGAGGATGCGTTAGGGAACTTGTAGCAAAGCTGAAAAAAGTATACGAAGCATATAAAGAGGAACAATAATATGGAAAAGAAAAAGATTACTGATTTAAAGTTTGACGATAAGAACTTTAATAAAGGAACACAATATGGTAAACACCTTATGGAGAAATCTCTTTCCAAGTTTGGTGCAGGAAGATCCATATTAATAGATAAGAATAACCGTATAATTGCAGGGAATAAAACAACTGAAAACTTTGGAGAGCTAGGTCTGGAAGATGTCAAAATTGTAGAAACTGATGGTAAAACATTAATCGCAGTTAAAAGAAATGACATAGACTTAGATACTCCTGAAGGAAGGGAGTTTGCATTAGCTGATAATCAAACAGCAAAGACTAATATAGACTTTGACTTTGACTATTTAGAAAGTGAACTAGGAGAAGATACTATGGAAGAGTGGGGGTTGACAATAGAGGAAGAAGTTGACAAAATGGAAGATGGGGATGAAATAGAAATTCCACAATCAGTACAGTTAAAACCACCAATGGAATACATATTAATAATGGCAGACCCAAATAGCATTGAATGGGAAGATTTAAAAGAAACATTGAAGCTAAAAATGGTTAGAAGGGGAGGATATAAAAAAGGATCAGGATTTGATGCTGTTAGCTTAGAGAGAGTCCTGGAGTG